CGGCAGCGCACGACGCCCTTGCGGGTGGCGTAGACGGAGGCGGCGAACTCGTGAGGCTGACGGGCCGCGACGCGCTTCCGGTTCCGCGAGACCATCGCGTTCTCGGCTTGGAAGCTGAGCGCCTTGCCGAACACCGAGCGCAGGCGATCGAGCAACCCAGCGAGACCGGTCGGCTCGTTGTCCATCTCCTCGGCGGCGTCTTCGTACTCGTCCTCGAGCCAGTCGTCCTCTTCGTCGTCGTCTTCGAGCGGGAGGATGACGATCTGGTAGCCGCCGTCCTTCTCGATCAGCCCGACGTCGGCGGTCGTGGCTCCGGTCGCGGCGATCGCGTCGAGGCCCTCGAGCATCTCGGGCGTGGCGGTATCGATCGAGCGCAGCGCGTCGATGGGGACAGCGCGCAGGATGTCGAGCAGTTCGGTCATCAGGCCTCCGTGGGGATTCCGCCCGAGTCTATGCCATGCGGCGAGATGCGCTAGGGGAGCGTCTCAGTCTCGGGTGCGGCCTGCTCTTCCTTCGGGGTAGGCTCGCCGTCGGGGACCAGTACCGCTGAACAGCGGCAGTTCGGGTGAGCAGGTGGCATCTCGTCGCCGGACGAGAACACGTCGTCGAGCCAGACCTGCTCTTCGTTGTAACCGTCGCACTCGTCACAGGCGTCGGCCTCAGCGACCCACTCCTTGGTCGTCGTGGCCGGATCGATGAGTCCTGCGTCGGCGGCCTGCTGCCATGACTGAGCGCGGCCCTCGTTCGCTGCGCGGATGACCTCGGTGCGAGCGATCATCTGGCACCGCTTGTCGATCAACCTCTCGCGGTATGCGTCGGCGAGGTTCTGTGCTCGGTCGTGAGCGTCGCCGTAGCTCATGCCGCCGCCCATGAACCCTGTGAGAGAGGTCTGGTAGCGGTTCTCGACGGCCTGCGCCCAGCGGGGGAAGAGACCCACCTGCCGGTCGATTATCCCAGCAATGTCGCGCGGGTTGGTCTGCTCGATGAATGCCTGAGTGATGACGCCCCTGACGTCATCCTTGACGCTCTGCGACATCGTGACGACCATCTCGCCAGCGCGCTGCGAGGCCCACTCGACGGCGCGCGGGTCGGTCACGTTGAACGCCATGTTCCCGATGACGTCGCCGAGGGCCTTGGCCTCTCCGGTTCCGCTGGCGGCGAGTTGTTGCTCGAGGGGGAGGCGCATCGTCGAGAGGGTCTGGCCGAACTTCCCCCAGTCGAGGTTCGCCACAGCGTTCATCGCGTTGCCCGACTGGAGCGCGTTCATCAGGTTCGAGCCGAACGCTCCGGCGCGCAGTTCCTCGAGCGCCGTCCCGATGATGTCGGCGATCTTGGACTCGTTCGGGAGAAGGTCCTCATGCTCGACGAGGAACTTCCCAGCGAGCGGGTTGACGCGCGCCTTCCCGACCGTCAGGCCGAAGACGTTCTTCACGGCGCAGGCGTGAGGCCCGGGGTGTTCGTGGGCATCGGTGCGAGGTGGTCCGCAGGCGGCAGGCCACCGAGGTCCCTGAGCCAGTCCTCGAGGCCTTCGTCGGGGACGATGGCGCCGCTCTGGGTGAGCTTCGAGATGAACTCGGCGATGCTCGGAAGGTCGATGGCGCCGATCTCGGAGAAGGTGAGCGACGGGCAGCGAGTGACGTCCATGCCGTTGAGCTTGAGCAGGCGGGGGAAGGCGTGGTCGTTGAAGACATCCGCGATGGACTTCGCCCACGCCTCAATGGCTGTGGCGAAGAGGTCGACTTTCGAGGTCCCGAGGGCGAAGCTGCCGACGTTCTCGTGGCCGAGCAAAATGAAGTCGGCGAGGACAGTCATCGCGATCCGGTTGTCGTACCGGCTCACGACCTTGTCGGTGTCGAACTGGCGCTGCCCGCCAGACGACAGCAGCTCAAGCTTGAACTGGACGTTCCCGCTCTCGTCATACGCGAGGGGGAACACGACACCCTCCTGCTCGTTGCGCTTGATCCCTTGGACGATCTCGGTGACCGCAGCGAGGGCGGCCTTCTGCGCGTCAGTCGAGTTCGAGTTGAGCAGTGCGGGCGGGACGTAGGCGATCGGCAGACCGGCGAGGTCGCGCTCGATGCCGACCGCCTCGAACTCTTCGATGCGTCGCTTGTAATACCACGGGCGGAAGGCGTTCCTCAAGATGCTGCGGCCCTCAGGGTTGTTCTTCGCGGTCGTGGTGCGGAAGAGCAGCGCCTTCTCGATCGGGATGGTGGCGTTCCGCCCAGTCGACGGGTCCCACTGGACCATCGCGTCGATGCCACCGTCGGGGCCGAAGTGCCACTGCCAGCGGGTCAGTTGATCTCTGAAGGCGATCTTGCGCCAGCCGATCTTCCCGTCGGTGAACTTCGAGCGCTTGGCCGGGTCAGCCTGATCGGGGCCGATGCGGCGCTTGTAGACCAATTCGTGGAACGAGAAGCCGAAGACAAGCATCGAGAGGATGCCTTGAATCAGACTGCTCCACGACTCGTTGAGGTCGTGACGGCAGGAGTCGACGAACTCGGCGACAGCGAGGTCCTCCGGGGTCGGTTGCTCACCCGGGTCCGAGTAGGGGTCGACGCGCCAGTCGACCTTGAGCAAGAGCCGCTCAATGGCGAAGAGCATCGCGCCGACGACCGGATCGTTGTCCGACATCTCGCGCCATGCGTTGACGGCGTTGCTCCCGCGCAGCGCGTTGAGTTGGTCGTCGATGACGAACCCGCCGACGCGGCGGAGGCCGGTGGTCCCGAGTTCTTGATAGTTGTCATCCTTGGCCATGAGGTCTCCGAATCGCGCGCGAGGCTTCCACGAGACTAGTGCCTCGATCCATCTCCGCCTCGATGCGTCTCCGTTCGTC